CGCATTTGTTCCGGCGTAACCGGCTGCGTAGTTCCCATATTCATAGCAGGTGGCATAGGCGCGGGCGGCGGCAAGTTAAACGCCGCACGCATTTGTTCCGGCGTAACCGGCTGCGTAGTTCCCATATCCATCTGCGGTTTAGAGAGGTCTAGCTTAGGACTAGTCGTCTGGTCGTAGTACGCGTACTTGTTCCAGATATCCCGAGGCGACACTCCGGTGTTTCCCGTCAGGAAATCAGTAATTGCTTTGCCGCGACGCCGCGCGATTACAGTACCCTTATACTCGTCGAGAGCTGCTTTTGCGGTTTCATACTCTTCCGCAGAACGAGCAGCACGGACGCGGGCGCGAAGTGCCTCAAGAGTAACGTCGCCACCGTCGTCGAACGCAACCATACCGCCGCCCGAGTAGCCGTCATCGAAGCCGCCGTTGGTCGGCTCGTCGAACATAGTGTCGGGCAGGGGCAGGTCGTCCAGACCGCCCTTGGCGTACGGAGGCACATAACCGCCATCGGCCATACCCGGAGCAGGAGCCATCTGGGGCATAGCGGCGGGAGCACCGCCCGGAGGCATCGCACCAAGACCAGCGGGGGCAACAGATTGTGGAGCAAGCACTTGCTGAGCGACGGAAGGAGCCGGAGCCCGTTCCGCCATCTGCGCCGAGCGCATCCGGTCGATGAACATACCAGCCAGAACCCCAGCCGTGGGGTCGATCAACCCAGACTGCACAGCCTGAGCGATCTTCTGTTTGTTGCCGCCGTACTCCTTAGCGATGGTTTCAGGAGCTTGGATGCTGAACGGTTTACCAGCCATTTGTCAGACCCAACTAGCTAAGGAGTTTAGAGAGACTAGCAGCACCCAGACCAGCGCCAGCGATCTGAGACATCAGAGACGGCGGCTGAGCGTAGGTCGTGTTCGTCGTGTTCAGGCCAATCGGAAGGCCGCGCAGGATGCTGTTGTAGACGTTAAGCTGCTCAAGCGGGTAGTCGCGCTGGCGCAGGAAGTCAGCGTACTGTTGATCCATATATTGCTGTTGCAGCGCCTGTGGTTGAGCGGCGGTAGCCTGTTGGGCTTGCAGACGCGACAGGTCCATCTGCTGTTGGTACTGGCCGAGGTTGCCTAGCGTCTGACCCATTTGACCAGCCAGTTGCAGGCCAGCCAGCCCCTGTTGAGCGCCAAACTGACGAGACTGTTCCGCAAGGCGTTGAGCTTCCAGCGCCTGCTGCTGGTTGGCTAGGTCAGCCTGAATAGACTGTTGGGCGTTCTGCATACCAATCTGAGCGCCCAGACCTTGAACACCCAGAGCCGCTTGCAGGTTTGCCTGTTGCTGCGCTTGCCGCGCCGCCTGCTCAGCGTTGAACTGTTGCTGAGCGTTCTGGAACGCCGACTGCATCCCAGTGGCTTCGATATCGTTCAGCTGCTGACCAAGAGCACGTTCGCGCCCAAGAGACGCGAGAAGCTGACGGCTACCGCCGTAGGTGCCCTGACGAGCCGCGCCAAGGTCGCTGGCCAGTTGGGTCTGGCGCGCAGCGCCAATAGCCTGACGCCGTTGAACATCCAGCACACCCTGCATGTAGGGCGACATATACTGGCTAGAGGTACCCGGCGTAGTGAAGCTGCCCGGAGCACCCATCTGATAGGTACGTAGGTCGGGCGCATACCGCGAACCGGAATACACACGGTCCATGGTGATTTGCGAGGGATTGTAGTTCTGCTGCTGGAGCGCACCAAGGCCCGCTTGAGTAGCCAGCGCAGAGCCAACCGGCACCTGCTGCGGTGTACCCATCGACAGGATGTTAGACTGGATTTCTTGCTGTGCCGGAGAGAACCCAGCGATGCGCTGCCCGCTATATGGGGTGTAGGGGGTATTAGAAACACCTTCCGCGCGTCGCAGCAAATCTTCAAACTGCGGGCGGACATAATCCGGCAGGTTCGAGGTCGTAGTCGTTACGTTCTGTTGTTGAGGCGCTTGAGAACCGCCGCCACCGCCACCGCTCATTTACGCCTCCAACCCAGTTGCCGCAGTCGGCAGTTCGAAATATTGCCCGAGGGGTTTGAACCCGTCGTCGCGGAGTACCCGCTCCCAACCAGACCGACCCGACGCCTCTAGTCTACCTGACGCCTCTAGACCGGCACACCCTGTATCGTAGGCCCAATGCTGTAGCATCTTAAGCATTGGTTCTTTCCACTTAAGGCCGTCAGTTCCCCCGACGAAGGTAATCTCTAGGTACTTCTTACGCGGGTACACGTTGAAGCTGGTTACAACTGCACCCTTAATATCACTATCGTCGTCAAACGCGATCCAAAGCTGTCTGTCGCCCGCCAGAATGATATCGAGAACATCGTCAGTTTCAAACCGCCCGAAAGTAGATGCAGCCGCTTTCTCCATATGTGGCCTGACCTGCGGCCAGATAAACATCACCTGATCGGGCGGTACGGCGCTGACGTGCATATTTAGGCAAGCCCCCTACGCAGCCCCGTGTCTTGTCCACGCTTAGCTTGTTTGCGCGCTTTGTGAGCGCGGTCCATCAGGCTGTAGAGCTTATCGGCCCCACGCTTGGGGTTACCCTTACCGATCCGAGTGACCACGCTAGGCGGCATAATCACTTCGTCGCGGGCAACCCGAGCCTTTTGGTGACCCCCGATATTGGCAGGGATCGAATCGCTAACACCATCGCCGGGGCCATCCAGCGGGCGACCGCCCATACGAGCGAGCACTTCCTTGCCAGCATTGCTGCTGCCGTTGCCGATCTCCGACACCGTGCGCGCATCCAGCACAAAAGAGCCGTCACCCATATGGACGCCGCCCGCCTTGAGAGCCGCCAGCCCGCCTACGTTATAACCCGCCGCCTTCAGTTGTTGGTAGGTGCCCGAACCGGGGTCCAACTGGTCTATGTTCTCGATTTCCCAGCGAAGCAGGTCAGTGTTGCCGGCCACTGGGGACGTCGGATCAAAGAACCCCGAACCACCAAAAGCTTTTTGCAGTTGGGCATCCGTAAGGGTGGAAGCCGCCGGTTTAGCGGCAGGCTTGGCCGGGCCGGTCAGCAAGCGGCCTTCCTTCTGACCGTAGTTAGTGTAGTGGCCGAGCCCAAAGTCGGCGATGTCGATCTTGCCGTCGTTGTTGAAGTCTTTGTAGGCAGCGTTGTTGGTCGCAAAAGCAGCCGCCAGATCAGGGTAGGCGTTAACGTAGTTCGTCCACTTGGCGCGTTCAGCGTCACTGATCGGCGTTACCTTCGCACTGGTAGCCGGAGCGGCAGGTCTGTTACCAAAGAATCCGCTCTCAGCAGTCGTCGGAACATTCCAAAGCGAACCCGTAACGGCGTCAGGCGTCACGCCACGCGGGCTTGCCGCTGCGTAATAGTCAACAAGCGAACCGAAATCCCCGCCGAACGGCGACTGGCCACCAAACACGGCTTGCGTCGGGGCCGTATAAGCGCCGACGTCTTGAGCACCCATGACATCAACCGCCATACTGGGGTCGACATAAATACCGGAGTCATCAGTCGAACCACCTTCAGCGAAACCATACCTGCGACGCTCTTCTTCACCAAGCGAGGACACAGGCCGAGCCCCAAGCACGTTGGGAGAGAAGTAGTTGAACTCTCCGGTACCGATCCGCTGGCGATCTTCTGCGGTAGGCATACGCATTTGCCGGTCAAGCGGAACATAAGGACCGCCGTAGGTCGACTTGGTTTCTTCCGGCTTATAGGTCGGAAGGTTCGGCTGAGTAGCGCCAGATACCGCACTAGCCAGACCCATAGTCGCCGCCATTGGGGCGTACTTAGAAACCATAGCCGGAGTGCCTTGAGGCAGACCGGCCCGAGCCGCTTCGGAGAACCTACCCATGAAACCGGGGAGGCCGGTCTTTGCAGCGGTTTGCGTCGCTGCCGGTACAGCCGACGCGGGGTTAAATATAGATGGAGCCAACGGAGTCACATCAGTAGCAATGCCAGCACCAGCAGGGACGGCAGCAGATGCAGCCTTAGCCCCAAGACCCAAACCGCCAGCAAGCGAAGCGCCACCGTAAGCTTGGAGCCCAGCCATCAGACCTTTTTGGAGGTCACCCTTTACGAGTCCAGTGCCCGCACCGACAAGCATGCTAGCGGTAAGTGGGTTGATAGCGCCACCGGTAAGCGGCGTCAGGACCGCGCCAAGCACGGTCGGCAGTAGCTTCGAAAGCCAGCCAGCCTCCGGCAGACCCGTGTGAGGGTTGATGGTCAGAGAGCCGCCCGAGGCCATAGCCAGTTGTTGCAGACCGCCGACTTCTTCCGGGGTCATGTGGACAAGCATCTTGTCCTGGCCGCGCCCCATGCTCTGAAGCTGTTGAGCCATCGGGTTCTGGAGCACCGACAAGCCACCCTGCGCGGGAAGGCCACCAGTAGTTCCGGGGACTGGAGTACCAAGACGCGGAGGGATACCAGCAACCGGAGTAGCCGGAGAAGTCGTCTGCGTCGACAACGGAAGGGTATTGTCCATTCGGGCGACCTTTACCTAATGACTACGCTTATATTGCCAATCTGACCAAAACCAAAGACCGGAAGCGGAGCAACTAGCCGTGCTGGCGGATACTTTATCGAAATAAACTGCGCCGTCATTACAACAGACGGCGTAGCCGGGATCGCTGGCGTTACACCGGGACTGGCAGAAACAGCTGGCATCTGCTGAATAGATACCGATACGTCGCTGACGCACCACATGATTTCAATGTAATCGCCCGCCGCCATGCTAACCATGAACGGCGATACAGCGACCAGGTATGAGTTGACGCCCACACTCTTACGCGGCGGCAAGCTGAAGCTGCTGTTGGAGTTAGCGACATCAGTACCGTTCTTACGAAACCAAATATCTACAGTCTCCGTAACATTGTTCGTGTTCTCAAACTGAATACTGTAGGTGAAGAGATAGATACCCTCATAAGTGACGTTCACGTGCGAGCTGTTAGACAGCGTGATCTCGTCAGCGAAATCAGTCGTGTCATAAGTAAGGGCGTAAGCCGTAGCCGTATCAGCTGCGGTCTGGTCAGAGTTACTGACAAACTGGTTGAACGGCGTGAAGATATGCTTGCCGTCGCCGTAGAAAGACCCACCGTAATAGTTGCTAGCGTCGATATCCGTCGACATCTGCCGGTAGTTACTGTGGGCAATCGAATTAAGGGCTGTGGTACGCACGCTATCCGCAGTCAGGTAGCTACCCGTAGCGCCATCGAAAGTAAGCGTAGCCGTGTCGACGGTGTCGGCGATTATGTCCGTGCCGTTGAAGCTTCCTCCTACGAACGCATCCGCAGTGTACTTCTGCGCGTGGTTAGGTGCGTTGGAGTCCAGCTGGCTGAAATAGAGTTCCAAGACACGGATAACCTGCCGCATATACTGCGGGTCCCAGTTCGTGGGCGGGTTGGGTATCGGCGCGGCTCGGAAGTTGTCTAGGGCCATTAGCGACGCCCGTCTTCACGCGCATCCAAACGCGGAGCACCAAGTTGCCACTGAACTCCAAGCGTGTCAGACGACACCTTAATAGCCATCTGACGGGCACGGGCGCGTACGAAAATCTGGTCGGTGTACTGCCCAACCGACGTCTCAACGACACGCTGAGAATTAGCGGCGTCGGGCGTAACGGGGCCACCCGGAAAACTACGCGGACGAACTTGGAAAGTGACGCGCGGCTCATCAGCCGTCGAACCGTCGAAACTAAGATCAGGCAGTATGCGTCGGGTCAGCATGAACTGGTCGCCGTCCGTCAGGTCAAAGTCCGACGACTGGATGTAGCTATCCATAGCCTCGCCGTCTGCGTCGATGCTGCTTTCGTGGTCGTAGATATAGCCCTCGTCGGCACCGCCTGTTGTGTTCGCAGCTTGCGGGTAGTGGCGCAGCGGGGTGTCCAGCCATGCCGTACGGTCAATATTTCCGTAGTACCAAATACGTTCGAGGTAGTTGTAAACAACGTACGCGTCGTTGTAGTCGCTGTTGGCGGTCGGATAAAACCACCAGACTTCGTTCCACTGCTCATTGGTGCCGCAAACAACTTGGTCGGCTTGATTCAAGTTAATGCTGTTAAAGATGTGGTTCCGCAAAGTACAAGGCAGCGTTTCTACGCGCCCAGTGTAAGCATAGAACTTGTCCTGCCCCATCCAGTACGTGATGTTAGCTGCGGAAGCCATGCCCCGTGGCGACATGATTGATATGTTGTCCGCATATTCTTGCAGACCAAACACGTCCGTCGTGCCGAGGAACTGAAGCGTGTAGAGGTTAGTGTCCGTCCAAACGAGAATTTCCTGCCGGGTCGGCAGGGCGCGGACAATCTTGGAACCGCGAGACACGCGCAAATCGCCCGCCGAGTTCTCTATCGCAGGTGTCCAGTTACCCGGAGTGTCTTGGTCGGCCCAACGGATAAGCAGAGGGTCGAAGTCGGAAGTGCTGGTGCTGCCGTAAGGAACTGCACCAAATGCAAGCAAGTGCTTATCTTGCTGCGACACCATCAGCTGCATGATCTGCGAAGGCACGGCGTTTCCGTCAAACCCCTGCGAAATCGCGTAGTCCTTCAGTCGGATCGCTGGTATTTCGAGTGCGGTGATAGGGTCAGTAGCCGAGCCCCGCTCCCACCAATAACCTTGCCCGTTACGGATATTCATAACGAGGTCGTTGTCGAAGTTATCGAACCACCAATCGCGCTGCGGTAGTTTGATAGGGACGTTTGCGCCGGTACCCCACGCATTGCGCCCCCACGTTCCGGTACCCCACCCATAACCGCTCGTAGTGATGGCGTTACCGGGAGAAATTTGAAACGACAGGTCGATAGCCGTACCGCCCGAAGACGCTACCGAAGACGTAGCCGCAGTGGTCGTAGTGAAGGTAAAAATGTACGGGTCGACGACGGTAATCTCGTGCGTACCGTTGATCTCGGTAATTGGAATGTCGCCGATCTTCTGCGGGCTACCAGAACCTACAACTCCTGACACAACGACATAATCGCCGGTAGTCGCCTCGTGGGGAGTTACACCAAGGTTCACAGTGATCTCGGCGAAGGTGTTTGTGGTGTTGATGCAGTTGTCGGTGTCCGGCGTGTCCAACACCGGGTTGGTGTCCCGTAGAGGAGTAATGTCGTAGAAGTTGCCGGAGACCTCAATATAGACCTTGATGTTGGTGCCTACGGCCAACAGGTTATCCGAGAACGTAGTGATCCAGTTCCACATCTGACGGCAGTAGCCAAGGAAAGGAACCGTAGTGACTTTCGTCCAGCCGCCAATCTTCTCCGGGTAGCCTGAGCGAAACCGAATCTTGTCGCACGCGTACCAGCCGCCCTCGTTGGAGTAGTCGGTCTGGTCGCGGTTAACACCCGGTTTGAACTGGAGCTTAATGAACGCCATCAGAGCACCGTGAACGTCCCACTGCTGGTGAAGGTGTGAATGGTATACCCACCGCTGCTAGTAACCGTACCACCAGTAGCGCGCTGAGCACCAAGGTAGCGGACGATCACCACGCCATCGGCCCCGGTTCCCGTGGCATTGCGACCGTCGCAGCCATTACCGGAATTAGCTGTAGGCGCAGCGGTCCCAGTACCTTGACCGCCAGCTGCGCGCGTTACCGAGGAACCACTAATCGAAGAGGCAGTACCCGAGCCGCCAGTCGTACCTGAGCCTACGCTGCCGGAGCCACCCCCGCCGCCCCCGCCAGTTCCATCGACGCCGCCAGCGCCCGCGTTGCCTTGTCCCGTCGTGCCGGAGCCGCCGGTTCCGACGCTGCCCGCGACTTCGCCGCCGCCACCACCCGAGCCACCGTTGGCGCCGTTGCCGCTGGGCGCACCTCCATCGACGCCCGCAGCGCCCCCGGCGCCACCGCCGATAGCCGTGTCACCAGCGAAAGAACTATTGCTACCATTAGTGGCGCGTGTACCGCCCGGCCCTACGGTTACTGAGTACGTTCCAACAAGAGTCTGGCTGGTTTTAGAAATGTAACCGCCAGCGCCGCCCGCGCCCGGACCGCCGGTGCCCACAGCGCCAGCTCCGCCCCCACCAGCAACAACAATGTAATCAGCCAGCAGTGGACCACCGCTCCCGAAGCCGAGAGCCCTAGCCGATGCGGCTCCTGTAGTAATAGGTAAAGGCATCAGGTGAACGGAGCCTTTGAAGCGAACACGGTAAACGTCGCGGAACCAGTCTTGACGATCACGTAGGAGTAGACGTCAACGCCGCTGGCCGTCCCGAAGGTTGGTGCGCCGTTCAGCCACTTGGTGGTCACCCCGCTCGTCGTACCATCCACTTGAACCGCGCTGTTGTAGTAGGCCGTGCCGCCCTGCGTAACGAGGAAAGCTACCGTGACGCTCTCGCCCGTCGCCATGAGGCTATCAAGGGTGGTGCTACCGTTGCCGCGCAGGTTCACCGTCCAGTTCGCCGCCGCATTAGACGTGTAGTACAGCACGCTCTGGGTCGTGACGTCGTAAGCAATGGTTCCGGTAGCCGCCGTGGCGCTGACCGTCACCTTCTCCAGCGCGTTGATGAGCTTCGCAGCAAGCGTGCTCGTGCTGCCGGTGAACGTCTGCTTGGCGGTCCAGTTATTGGCGTTAGCCACATCCAGAGAAATCGTACCAGAGGACGTGATGGTCCCACCCGAAAGACCAGTCCCCGCCGTAACACTAGTAACCGTGCCGGTAGCAGATATCGTAATGGACCCCCCACCGTTGGTGATGGAGATGTTCGAACCCGCAGTCAGCGTGGCTTTCGTCAGGGTGTTGCCCGACGAGTTACCGATAAGAAGCTGCCCATCCGTATAGCTCGTCTGCCCGGTGCCACCGTTTCCAACGGGAAGAGTGCCCGAAACGTCGGTGGTCAGGACAACCGCGCCAAAGGTAGGCGCTCCGCCAGCGTTACCGTGAAGGACTGTCGTCGTGGTCCCTAGCGAACCCAAAGAAGCCGGGGCAGCGCCAGCGCCGCCGCCTATGACAAGCTGGTTAGCCGTAAGCGCGGCACTCGACGAAATAGCAGAGCTACTAGAGAAGTAAGGAACCCCGCCGCTTGTACCGCTGGTCAGACCCGTACCGCCGCTAGCAACGCCAAGCGCGGAGGCTAAGGTAAGTGATGTAAGCGTAGTAACGGCGGCGACTACGTTAGTCCCGTCTACATACACCCAAGTGGATTTACCCGCAGGTACGGCGATCCCCGTACCGAGGGCGGTCTTAACGGTGACGGTGTCGGCTAGGCCGTTGTTGACGAGATACAGTTTCTCAATGGTAGGCACGACGAGGTCGCGTGCGCCGCCAGAAGTACCAGTCAGGTTAAGCCGGAGATTACGCGCAGTCTGCGTGGCGTTCGTATTGGTCAGAGTAAGGGTGACATCACCACTAGAAAACGACACATCCGCAGACCCGGTGGCCAGCTCAGTCATCGCATCCCAGTTGACGTTCGTAACGTCGCCCCACGTGGTGTTGTTCTCACCCGTGGCCATCAACTGGATTTTGACGTCGTTATACGTGCTAGACATGTCTATCCCCTACGTGGGTACGCCGACCCAGACTACAGTATTTTCGGTGTTAACAGTCTCCCAGTTAGAAGTCTGAGAATCGTCAACAGGAATCCAGTCGGGACTCTGAGAAGTATCGACTGGACCCCAAACAAGAACCGTACTGGCAGCGCCGACAGCATATAGCCCTACAAGGTCTACAATAACCGACACTGCCCTGCACCTACAAGTTAGCCGACACCGTGCCGCAGAGTCGCCGCAAAGATGGCAGTAATCACCATCTGCGCCGCTTGAACAGCAGTAGCTTCGCCGGTCAGGTAGCTAGCACCAGCGCCCACAATAGTGAGAGCCGCCGCAACATAGGTCTTCTTACCTTTAAACTTACCAAACATTATCAACCTCCTTAAAGAGCGCCGCCGTTTTGGAAATACGACAGCGGATGACCCCCAGTATACTCAAAGTGGGGGGACTCTCGAAACTTCGCCCAGCGACCCGCCCATTCGAGCCCTTGGGCCTCTCCAAGCTCGCCCACCATGGCCCAAAGCTTGGCATCCTCGCCGCTCGTACCCCATACTGGTTTCCCGTTGCGGAGGGGGACCACGTCATAAGCCAGCCGGTAGTTGTGCATGGACTGGCCGGGCTTGGCCCTAGTGACAATCTTACCGGGGGCGGTGCGCCCCTGTGCGTACAGAGCCGCCTGCTCTTCCGGGCTGCGGTAGGTAGAGGTGATGAGCAAGTAGATACCAGCCGCCTCGCACGCAGCGATATGGGCTCGGCACTTGGCCTGAACCAGCGGGTGAAGGTCTTCGATCTTACGGCTCATCAGGCAATCCGGATAATTGCCGTGGTGTTGGTAGCCGCCGGGAAGATGATGGTGAAGTCACCGCTGGTGGCCGTCTTATCCGCACCGAAATCCAGCACGCACACCGACGCATTGGTCAGGGTGGTGTTAGCGTTCGAGTTGGCGGACGGCGTGGTGTTGTAGATAAGAGCGCCACGAGCGGTGAGCGTCACGTTGGTAAAGGTCAGGTCCGAGAAGTCGGTATAACCCGTACCGCTCGAAGAGTTGTTATTCGACGTCACCACGCCGAGGTTGGTAAGCGCAGCGCCCCCCGCCGTGTAGTTGGCCGAGGAAACTTCGTTCGATGACGAGTAGGCGGTCGTATTCGCGTCAAGCGAAGCCGAAGAAGTATAGAGCGCCAGCTTAAAGGTATCGCCGCCCGTGGGACGAAAGTCGTGCACCGCGAGCAGGATTTCCGCCTTGAAGCTAGTAGTCATTGCTTGGGTAATAGCCATGGGCGATCCTTATTCGTCCAGCAGCGAAACCAACTCTGGACTTCCAGCGTTTCGAAGCTTGTTTGCTACAGTGACTTTATGTGATCGAACCGCTTCGTGCAGGTAGTAGATTAAGACTTGGCGGATCGAATCTTTGAAGGCTTGAGCTTGGTCCCGGATAGCAGGGTGCGTATGGCTGCCGACGTAGATGATCTTGTCCAGAGCGCGCTCAGCGATCTCTTCAGGCGTAAACCCACGGTTCTCCGTGGTCTGGACTAAGACCCGACCTACTTCCCCGGTTGCCAAATCAAACAGCATATTACCTCACCGGATAACGAACTTGCGTAGTGCGGTAGACGTCTTGACGGTTCTTACCTTCGCCCAGTTGCTTAAGCAGCATCAGGGCTTCGTCGTATCGTTTCTGGTAGTTAGCGATGACGTCCGGCTCGCCCTTCATAAAGGTATAACCCTCAAGCAGGGTGCCATAGAGTAGGACGCTATCGAAGTTATCGCCAAGCCACGTAGTACCCGCATCGACGATGGACTCGGGGTAATAAAAATAGTTCAGCTCGAACTGATAATCATCATCCGGGGTAGGTCCTAAGAGAAACGTACCCTCGTTGAAGTACGCGTAATGCGTAGGCTTAGCTGTACTATTTGGGTTAGGAAAAGCCGCCCTAATAAAGTTGACGTCTTTATTAAGAAGATACTCGTAGTTGCCGTCGCTATCTATTACGGCCAACGAAAAGTTGGCCAACCAGTCCGAAGGAGTAGAAAGATACTGGTCGTTGGCCGTACAATTACCGGTGACGCTCTTACGCACCGCCAGCACTTCGACAGAATTATAGATACGCTGCTCGGCTTCACGGATGAAGGTGTCGATCTGTTCGGTCGACGTGAGCGTAACTTCCCCGGTCCCCGCAGAATCAGTCCACGTGGTGTTGGGGAAGTCGTTCTCCAGATACCCCTTAACAGTCTCGAACAGCGTAGCGTAATTCACAGGTTACCCCATCTTGGAGCTGTGGCCCGTACCCTTGGTAGCCGCACCCGTGCCACGCGTCTTCTGCGTCTGGGTGTTGGCGACGTTGTTCGGGTAGCCGTTGTTGCCGAGGTCGCCCTTGTAAGGCTTCGGCATGTTGCCGTACTCGCCCTTATCGCTGTGCTCAGCCATTTTTGACCACCTTACCCATATCTTTAGGGATGGATTTCCCGCTCTTCTGGTTAGCGACTTTGGCGAGGTTACGCCCCAGACGCTTCATTTGTTCGTTGGTTTTGCCGCCCTTGGCCATGTTAGTTCTCCGTCTGAACAGTAACCGTACCCACGCTACCTGTAGCTAATAGCGTATTTGGCAGTCCTGATAAACCCAACGGATCGTTTAGACCAACTGGGTTCCATCCCCATTGAATAACGCGGCTGCCGCCAGACGGCGTACCGAACGCCAAAACATTATCCGTAGGTACTCCACCCTGCGTCTCTTCTTGCAGGCCCGTCAAGCCAGCTTGCCAATAGCTGTTATCCCGGCGCGGATCGCGCAGGGCTTGAGGGTCGTCGACGGGGTACATACCAAGCTGGAGTTGGGGCTGGTCGGGCTCCCAACACGTAGGGCAGACGAGGATGTTAACGTTCTTCGTCTTGATGACGAGCCGCTTAAGTTCTTTGAGCTTATACCGGAAACCGCAACGGTCGCATTCCGAGATAGCCCATTTGCCGGAAGCAAACCTGTTGGGCATGGGTCACCTAAAGAACTGGCGTGGGGCTAGACGCAGAGGAGCCTTTTCCCGGTCTTCGCTCGAAGCGAGGTCCCACTGTTCGTCGTACATCTGCTTGAGCATCAGCACTCGGTCTGCGGCGTTGGGAAGTTTAACCGACAGATGGTACGCCAGTCCGGCTACCAGAGCCGGAAGCAGGCGGAACGGAATGTCTTGGATGGTTGAGCCATCGCCCGCATCTTGGATACGGCGCAGCCGCCAGTAAACGAAGGTATAGTAGTTATCTTGGTCAGGCGACGGCCAGACGTTGATGCTGGGGTAGTCGATACCCGTGGCCGGATCGGTGCCTTCTGGCTGCCCACCTACAGGGTACTGCGTACCCGTCTGGCGGTTAATCCAGACCTGAATGGGGCGACCCTGAGCGTTTTTGTTCGGGATCGTGGCGTAGGTATCAAGGCTGATGCGGCTGATGTTGATGTCAGTCTGCGGGATACCCGACTGCGTCCGAATAACGTGGTCGATCAGGTCGATGGTATCAACGGGGAGGTCGTAGGTAATCGTGCCTTGGGTGAGCGGGATCGTCCCCTGCTCAATGGTCCAGAGGTTGATGCCACGGTTGGCCCACTCAATTGTAAGCAGGTTCAGGCTACGCCGCGCCGTACGCAGGTCGTAACCCGTCCTAAGCTCCGAGCCGCAACGCTCGAACGCTTCCTCGACGATGGTGTTTAGGTCTAGGTTAAACGTCGTTGTGCCGCTCGTGGTGGCCATTACTTCTTCCTCATGCCTCTCAGCACTTCGGCGAACCGGGCGCGTTGACCCAGCTTACCGGGAGCCTTAGCAGCCTTAGCAAGCTTACCAGCAGGAATAGGCTTACCCGGCTTAGCGCCGAGCGCGGAACGCAAGGCACCGGGCTTCTTGATAGCGCCCTTGATCCAGTTGGCTTTGCCGCCTTTGGCCTTAGAGAGCACAAAGTCACCGAGTTCAGCGTCTCGCTTGTCACCGGTCTTCTGAGGGAACGGAGCACGGGTCGGAGCCGGGGTTGGCTTCTTTTTCTTCGCCACACCCTTAGCAGGCCCCGCACGGACGAAATCGCCGTATTCGGGGTCCTGCTTGGCGCCCGTCTTGTCCTTCAAAGGGTCATCGGTGCTTCCGCCTTCGCCGAAGACTTTGACCTTGTCGGGGTTGTCCTTACGAGTGATCGTCTTGCCCTTCGGCATTTTAGACGCCCGCATGGCACCCATGCCTCGGGAAGCACGCATCAGCTGCAACCCTTCATCTTGCCGCCACCGGCCATCTTAACTTCCTTACCCTTGGTCTTGCCCTTCTTGGCAATACCATCGGCGACTTTGCGGTACGAACCGCCCGAAGCCATCTTCTTCATAGCCTTACCTTTCCCAGTAAACTCGCGCCCCACCGATTGGGACACCCCTACTTTCTTTGCAAAGCTAGGGCTATGGGCCACAGCCTGCATGAACCGCTGTTGCTTCTCTGACTTGGCGGGCATTACGCACTCCTAGTCTTAGCCAGCTCCTCGATTTTATCTTCGAGGCGCTTAAAGTTATTGTCGATGCGATCTGCTAGCCGGTCAATGGTGTGGTTGACTTCAGCACGAGTTACATGATCGCGGGATACTTCTTCCCGTGTCTTGTTTAACAAGACGCTAACCCTATCCAACTCGTCGAACTTTCCTTTTGCGAAGAACCCAAGAAGAGCGACAAGAGCTGTAAGAACGATGTTCCAAACCATCATCTCCATGTCAGCACCGCCACGCTCTCAAGCTTTTATTGACACGCGAGTTAGGGTCGTTGGCCGTCTTTTTACTGGTTAACTTCTTCTTTAACCCTTTCATCCGGGCGCAGAAGCTGTCCTTACGCGGACCCCCTTCCGGCTGCGGAGCCTTAAGCCCCGGTTTGCCCGGATTAGCGCGGTTATACGAAGCGCGACCCTTGGCGTTCAGACCCCCTTTAGGGTTCTTGCCCTCTTTGCGCTGCCAAGCTGGAGTTTTAGCCATTACCTTTCGTGCTCCGCAGACCAACCTTGGGCGTGACCGCC